ACGATTCCTTTATATTATGTGAACCAAGTTATGATACTATATCTAGTTCCAGAGAGAATTGGCATGATCTCATGTGGGTACATAAAGTTGGCAGGGAAGACCACAGCAGATCCTTTGGAAGGTTTAAGTATTGACTCTCTATTAAAAAATGCAAACTCTCCACCTTCATAATCATCACTCAACATCAATGACATTGCAACTGTTCGTGGACTCTTCGCATAATTATCTGTATGAATAGTATAGAATCCTCCAGCATGATATCTCAAGAGATCATATCCACTGTCAGTACTGATAGTACACATAGGGAACTCTTCAATATAATTCTGTGCTGCAACTCCTGCTTTAGTAAAGACTATGGTATCAATCTCCTTCCTACGATCATAGTTCTTATTAACTATATCACTGGTTGATATGTGTACTATCTCACAATTTCTAACATGATTCTTCTCTACACCATCACCAACCTTTGCTTGATACCAATCACTACAGTCCTCATACTCTGCTAGTATCTTATCACACTCCTCCTCAGTCAATATATTATCATAAACCTGTATATACTCGTCGAGACTATTCTTCTTCTGTGGTTTATTAAAAGAATCATCAATGATAACATTTGCTGGTTCAATAACTGGTTTAATATCTTTTAATGAATCTGTCACAACCTTACGATCCTTATTAAAATAGAATGTAGCATACTGTCCTCTGCTTCTAACATAATGCATGAACACTTGGGTACATATATTACCTGCAAACTCTTCTCTCCAGTGTGGTGCAGTCATACCAAAGTATATCATAGCATCACCTGGATTTAATTCAACTTCCTTCTTCTCACCTTTAGGTGTCTGTATCCATATTGACCACGGTACATCACACTCAAGATTAACTGTCAATGATATCTCACACTCTTCCTTATCAACATGTGGAGTTAGAACTGCTCCCTTCTCATATATCCTTGCGTAAGTATATGTTGGTAGTACAGTCTCACCAACCAGTTGAGATACCTGCACATTCTTCTCACATAATAACTCTACAAATGAGATATAATCATATTTACCAAGACACTTATCCACTTGAGGATCATTCTTAATATCAAACTTGTTAGCATAATCCTTAAAGTCAGATGCTAAAGAATCTGCTCTCTCAGCAGATATAAAATTAGGAACAATCAGATAGTTGTTCTCAGTCAACTTCTCATTCATACATCTAACTTTCTAAGTCTAAACGCCAATGCTTTACGCTCACCCTTATCCGTATGGACAACTGGTTGACCGTGGTCATCTAAACTTATATCTGTGATAGTAGTTCTGACGTTTCTAAATTTACCAACGTCAATCTTATCACCCACTTTTAATTCAATAACAAAGGATTCCATAATTCATCTCCGCACTACGGCAGGTACATCGCCGTCATCATCAGGGTCATCTTCATCCTCGTCATCCCAGTTTAACTCTTTTAGTTCTTCAATACGATCCTGTAAGGATTGTGTGAGATCATCACGAGTCTCAGGAGTCGGGAAGTTTACAACCAGTAACTCTTCATCCTTCTCAATCTCTGCTACTTCTGGGTGATTACTAGAACTCAATGGGTTCTCTTGTTTAATCTCCTCATCATTAACATAGACCTTAATAGGTTTGTTAATGTCTGCTAGATTCTTCCACATCATAGCAAATGCTGCACCCGCTAATGCGAATGAAGCAAGTCCGAACAGGGCGAATCCTATAACAGTCATTCTTTGTTCTCTGGTTTTGTCTTTTTGTTGACTCTTTTGATCAGTTTAGCATACTGAACATCCTCCCTAGTATACCACTCTGGATGTTTCTTGGCAACTTTGATCAATCGTTTAGCAGTTTTTCTAAAATTTTTCCTCTCTTCATTAGTCCGACCTTCTCTAATTTCGTGGTCTGCCAAACCATCTTCCTCCTTAACTTTAACAGCATTTGTCATTATCACTCACCTTAGCATCATCATCTTCAGCAATAAGATTCTCAATCTCTTTAACCACTGGTTCTGGTTCATTCTCGTCTTCAAACATCATCTCTAGGTTGAATTCATCATCCAGTGTGCTAAGATCAAAGTTCTTAAAGAAGTCGTCTCCTTGTGGTGGTGCTGGTTCTGCTGGTACTTCTACCTCACCAGTAACCTCTGGAGATGCAACTACATTCTCAAAATAACTATCATCTATGGCATCATCAAATAATGATTCATCAACTTCACCATCAAAGAGAGTCACTTGTGAATCAGTAGGAACAGATTCAAACATCTGTTTACTATCATTTGCTACCTCTTCAGCAGCATCTTGATTCTCAAAGAATGTATCATGATCTTGTTTCTGTTGTGTTTGAATACGTTCTATTTGTAGTTCATGATCCTTCATCAAAAACTCCATCTGTTGCTTATGCTCCTTCTCATGCATCTCAGTGGTTGACCACATACGTTGCATTTGCATATCATGATCCTTCTCTAAGTCTTTAACATACTCATCATGATTCTTCTGCATACTATCCATCTGCAACTCAAGTTCTGCCATCGCTTCTTCCCATGACACACTCTTCTTCTTCTCTTCCTCTTCTCGTCTCCTCTGCTCTTCTAATTGAGAATTCAGTTCCGTATGATAATGCTCAACATACTTATCAATTTGACACCTTGCAATAGGAGTATTTGGTATAGCACTATCATACTCTGCCCAACCCTCACCATCAGGAGTTCCATCATCCTTCCATTGTATTGCCCACAAATGTTCAATATCAGTAAAGGGCCAATTCTCTACAGTAAAGAATATACCAGTACCATCAACTTTAATATAACGATCTTGTTCAATTAATGTAAAATTCTTCATTTTGATCCTCCAAGTTTATGAGTATGGTCATTATCATCATTTGTATCTACCTCAGTAGCATTGATGATCTTTCTTTCTTGCATCATCTGTGCAGCAGCAGATAATACATTTATGTTAGTTTCATTTGCCTTCACCATCTCATTTCTAAATGATTCAACAGCAGCACCAGTACCTCTAGATTGCTGAGAGTTCTCTATTAATAACATAGGCAACCATGTAACAGCACAACCCCACTCATCCACTGCTTCACCTGTTTGTGGATTAGCACCTCTAATTTGTGTGTACCATGAACAACCAAGTTTTTTACACTTGTCTTGTATCAATGGACAAAAATCATCTGGTTCTAACTGTGCCATACTATATTAAATCACTATTTAGATACTTCTAATTTAATTTACACATTATAACATCGACATATTGAACTGCCAAGTTAACCTGTGCTGTATATGTTCCTTGAATCTGTACTGATCCACTAAAAGGATGGTCATGTGGACCACCACCTGCTCCTTCTAATACTCCACTAGTGTTAGTTGATCCATCAATAACTCTAGCACCAGTATTACTAAATGGTGTTGCGTTTGAACCACCAGTAGGTCCCAATGTGTGAACGTGTTGGTGTTCTGGTAATTGTGACACTGTTAGAGTATGGTCACCAATTACTTTTGGTATACCTGCTGGTGGTACAATGCTCTCTGTCTCATTAACTGTTATATCAATGTCTTTACTACCAGAAAGACCTGTGGTAAAGTTTAAAATACCTGAAGAGAATCCTCCACCTGTTCCAGTCACAACTCTCAGCATTTTATTATTAACAGATGCATCTGTTATCTGAGTCCAACCAGTAGGTGCTGAAGGTTCCCAGAATAACTTCTGTGTATTAGCAGGATACATCCAGTAATATGAATTAATGGAGTTATTAGCATCTGCTATATCAAATTGTATTCCATTCGCAGTTAATCTTGCCATATCAACTAAATGTACAGACTAATACATCAACATACTGAAGTCGTAAGTCAATCTGACCTGCTCCATTAGCACTAAATGTTGCTTGTCCACTAAACGGGTGATCATGTGGTTGTCCTATCTGTCCACTAGGAGACACAACATTACCAGTAGGAGCACTACCAGTAACCCTGAAGTTACTACCACCACCTGAAGCAGAAGCAGCACCACCAGTTAATGAATTGTGAGTATGATCAGGTATTTGAGAGATTGCTAGAGTAGTACCACCAACACTACCTGTTACAACTGTAGTAGCACTGAACGGAACATTCAATGATGATGTACTATTTGGGAATACTTGCGAGAAGGTTAAACCTCCTGCTCCTGAAGTACCACCAAATCCAAATCCACCACCAGTACCATTAACAAGTCGTAATGCTTTATCGTTATGTGCGTTCTCTTTAACCCATCCAGTCGGAGCTGCTGCTTGGAAGAAAACCATAGCAGCACCCTGCTCTACCACAGCGTATTTTGAATTTAACGAGGTAGAATCACCGAAGGTGACACCCGTCGCTGTAAGAATTGCCGACATTGTATAATGTTATTCCTTTATTCTTTATTTAGCACCTTTTTAGATCCGTCATTTATCCAGAACCCATCTTCTGTCAACTCCCATCCATCATCTTGCATTGCCTTCCAACTACCATACCTCTCCATTGCTTCCTCAGTTAGATTCATCTTGATCCATGCGGGCCAAAGTTCCTCTTCAACTTGAGGCATTTGTAACTCCTGTCTACGTTCTAATGCATACTCACGATACATCTCTTGAGTCCACCCATCATTATATGGTGACTGTGCTTGCATCTCAG